ACTGCACCAGTCATGTCAAACCATTTCATGTCAACAATATCGACTCCAGCGTCAGCCATCAGCTTCATGGACGAACGAACAAGTTGTGTGGTCATAAACAACTCCTCAATGTCAACAGGCCAAGCATCAGCACGATGAAGGCCCAAAATATCCAAATCAACTGCCCGTCAGCAGGGGCTGGTTTGTCTTCAGCGTCAAGCAACTCTTTGGCTCTTTGGATTGGGCAGTCCTTGCCCTGTCGGCAATCGCCGTTGGCATCGCAGCAGTTCATTTGATGATCCTCATGAACGCGCCGCACCGGGCGCACTTGTAAATGGGTTGGCCCTGAACGGGCTCCCATCGGTGTTGGCAGTCGGTCATGGCTTCCTCCTGGTGGCTTTAACGGTCCAGCACGCGGCGCACATCCAGCGCGTGGGGCTCATGTCGATGCCACCCTCTGGCGGCTTGCTCTCGTTGCACTTGCTGCACAACTTAAAGCGATGGGCGTTGCGCAGGTTGGTTGTGCTGTTAGGCATGTGCAGTTGGTGCTTCACAAAGCTCATTGGTCCTCGTCCTCTCGTTGTGCCCATGTGGGCGGCGCACCGCTGCCCAGCGCCACACGCGTCTGGCCAGCTGGCGTGAGCACCAGGCGCGTGCCCTCGGTGCGGTTGGCCCTGGTGTATTGCTGCTGAACGATCAGGTTCTCGTACTCGAGCTCGCGCACCAGGCCAAAAAAGTCCTTGCGGTTGAGCTGGTTCGGGAACCCTGGCGCGTTGCGCAGGGACACGTAAGCGTTGTTGTTGGCGTTGATGTTGGTGGACAGGTTCGCGCCCGCGTTGGCCGCTTCCCCGATCAGTCGGAGAATCGCAGCGCGTTGGGTATTTCGCACCAGCGTGGCCGCAGCCTTGAGGCCTGGGCTTGTGCCAAAGCGCTTGAACACCTTGGAGCCTGGGTCGAACTCGATGCGCAGCTCCTCCTGCAGCGGTCCCAGGTTGCACTTCTCATGGCGCAGGACCACGTTGTCGGCGTCGCGCACCATCGCCCAGCGCGAGCGGGCCGAGTTGTTCCAGGCTGTCGAGCCCGAGAACGTGGTGTTGCTGTCCAGCCCTGCCCCACCGCGCACGCTGGCCTTGTCAACGTGCGCCAGCAGCAGTACCGCGGCGCGTGTGACGTTGGCAATCAGGTTCAGGGCCCGCATGAACCCGCGCACCTCGGTGCGGTCATTCTCGTTGGCGGCGAACACGTCTGAGGCGTTGTCGATGATCACCACGTTGGCCTTGCTGGCCACCGTCACATCGGCCAGCCACTGCATGCGATCGGTGACAGCGCCGTCCTTCCACAGCACGCAGTCGGCCTGTGTCAGGTCATAGACCACCAGGCGATCGCGCAGCTCTGACATGCTCAAGCCGAGGTCCTGGCAGATGTTGGCCACGCGGAAGTGCACCGTGCGGGCCTCGTCCTCGCCGGACAGGATCAGCACCTTGGAGGGCTTGGTGGGGATGTCGAACAGGCTCATGCCGTGAGCCATAGCCACGCCCAGCTGCAGGGACAGGTTGGACTTGCCGACGCCACCGTTGGCGCTCAGCAGCGTGACGGTGCCCTCAGGCAGCCAGCCCTCCAAGCGCCACTCGGTGGGCTCGGGCCGGGTGTTGGCCAAGTTACCCCAGTCCATCGGCTGCAGGTCGCCCGCTGGCAGCACAGCCTCTTGGCTTTCTGTGGAAAGGTTCTGGTCGTTTTCTTTCAGCGACAGCTTGACGTTGATGGTCGGCGGTTGGCGCTCCTCGGGCGCGAACTTCTCGGCCGACTTCACAGCGCGGGGGATCTCCTGGCGGCGTGACTCCCAGCGACGCAGCTCCTCGGGGTCACCCGGCCGGACCTGGTCCATCAGGCTGTAGAGGAAGTCCACGGCCGCGCCGGGGAACATGCCGCCTGAGATCAGGGACGCGGCCAGGCGCGTGATGCTTTCGTGGTAGACGCGAGCCCCAGGGTTTGGGTCGGTCAAGCCCGCGATCATCTCGCCTGCGTGGTTCTGTGCGCCAGTTGTTGAAGACGGTGTTTTCAGAGGCTGGGCGGCTGCCCGCAAACTGTCTAGGTCAATCCCGATGGCCGCGCATGCGTCGTCCAGGCTCCAGCGGATGTTGGGCTGCCAGACTTCCAGCTTGACCTGCCACTCGCCAGCGGCTCGGGGCTTGGTGTTGGTGCCTCCTGGTAAACGCACGTAACGCACGCAGGCATTGCCAGAGGCGTCATTGCTGCGACCGCGTGCGGCCAAAGCCGACATAAGCCGGTCAATTAGCTGCCTATTGCAGGTGTCGGCGTCCTCCCCGTCGAGGAAGATACCTACCTGGAACTTGCCTGGCGATGTCTGCAGGGCGTAGGAAAAGCCTTGCACGTCATGCAGTTGCACGTCGTCCAAGACAAGAACAGCAAGCCGGACAAAGGCCGACTTGTTCCGAGCGATCTCCCCGTCTGCCGTTGCGGTCAGAACCGACGTGCAAAAGTAGGTGTTGTCTTGGACAGATCGATCGATCGAGGCTGCCTGGTTGGGCAGGCCTTTGTACGCGCGGCCGGACCAGACGGTCGGAGGCGCGTTGTTGGGGTCAGCGCGAAAGGAGCACACCCAGCCGTGGGTGCCTGGCTCCATCTCGCCGTAGATCTCCGCGAGGAAGTCGCTGTTGGTCATCGTTGGTGCTCCGACGACCATGCTCACACCTCAACGGCGGCAAGCTCCTTGAGACCGATGCGCACGCGCTGTTCGCGTGCCATCTGCATGAGTTGTGGCCAGTATCTCTGGGGGATCATGCCCCCGGTGCCCTGTGGGCTGGGCTGGCACCAGCGCGAGAGTGTGGATTTGTCGAGGTCCAGGGCTTGAGCCACTGCCGACTTCCCCCCAAGTTTTTCGATCACTGTGTAAGCGGGCTCAAGCGTATGGATAACCGGAATCGTCATTTATTTGCTCCTTGTGTGATGTGGCGCACTCATCATAGCGTTTTTTTCACATCATTCAGCATGATTGTTGTTCTGTGTGTATGGTGAGGTTGACTCAACAGGGATTCAAAGCCACTATAGGTTCCTCCAAAGAAAAGGAACTGATATGGACACTTTATGGTTTAGAGACAAATTGAAAGACAAGAAACTATCTCAAAGAGGGTTGGCAAAGCTCATTGAGCTCGACCCTGCGGCGGTGTCCCTAATGCTTCGCGGGCAGCGAAAAATGACGCCACATGAGGCGCATCAGATCTCTGTCATTTTGGGCGTGCCAATCTTAGAGGTAATGCGCCGCGCTGGCATCGATGTCACAGAAGATGTGCGCAAGGCCCCCATCGCCGCGCACATGGACTCGGACGGGCTTGTGATGGCCATGCCCAACGGCACGCACGATATGTCTAGCAGCCCAGGAGACTGCCCGATTGGGACTTACGCAGTGCAGGTGCGTGCCCACAACAGTGTGAAAGACGGATGGCTGCTTTTCATCACGCCAGCCCAAGGTAACGCCATTGATCACATTGATCAGCTTTGCACCTGCGCGACCAAGGCAGGCAAGCAGTTGATCGGTGTTGTGCGCCGTGGCTATAGGCGCGACACTCAAAACCTAATTCTTTGGCCCAGCAATGAAACGATTGTTGATGCTGACCTGGCTTGGGTTTCTCCGGTTCTCTGGATCAAGCCGACTTGATCAAAAAACTAGGTGTATATCCTAGTTATTTGCTTGGGTATTTAATTGTGAATATCGCATCGTTGTGTCAAAATCACTAAAAACAGCAATGGTGCTGTGTGAACAAGGAACACAAACGATGAAGCAATCCCATCTCACAACCCCCCGCACTCTCAACGAGTGCCACTTCACGCCCGGCTACACAAGCGAGGGTCCGCATCGCGAGACCGCACTTGAGCGCATCGCCGGGTACGCCCTGGCAGTGGCCATTGGCGTTGGCTTGGCCGCCCTGCTGGTTGCATGGTGGTCGTCATGAGTCAAGACATCACAACCCCCGACGAATACAAGAGGGCGCTGGAATGCTTCGACTGGTACTACAACTACAGCGACGACTACAGCGTTTGGGCCAGTGCGCAAAGGCGCTTGGACCATATGACAGCCGCGCAAAAGAAGTTCGACCCAGACCGCACCATCTGGGAGGAGGTGCGCGGCAGGAGGATGGCATGAAGTGCCCTCGCTGCGACGCGTGGACTGAAGTGCTTGAGACACGCAAGGCAGCAGACAACATCACACGCAGGCGCTACGAGTGCGCCAACGAGCACCGATTCACGACGATCGAGCTCTTGAAGCCCGGTTCGATTCCCACGCGCTATGTGCGCGATCGCGCAGACAAGTCACAAGAGGACTGATGCGATATTCACAACACCACGACGACCCACCAACAGGAACACAAAATGGCTTTTGATCTCTCATCTATCCAGCGCACCAAGCGCATGCGTGCACCCAAGATCGTGCTCGCTGGCCCCGGCAAGATCGGCAAGACGACCTTCGCGTCGATGGCCCCCAACGCGATCGGCATCTTGACTGAGGACGGTGCCGACGCGGTAGACGCGGCCGCCTTCCCGCTGGCCACCACCTTGGAGCAGGTCTACGAGGCGATAGGCACGCTGCTTAACGAGGAGCACGAATACGGCACCGTGTTCGTTGACTCGCTCGACTGGCTTGAGCCCCTGATCCACGCGCACGTCTGCAAGGCCAACAAGTGGGCCAGCATCGAGGCCGCAGGCTACGGCAAGGGCTACATCGCGGCGGCTGACGAGTGGCG